GACTGACTACAGATCCCACCAGGTGAAGTCGAGAGCAGCGCCCCACTGACCCGTTTCGCTGTCAAACAAAGCGGCGTAGCTGTCGTACGGCACATCAGACTCGGCAAGTGCGGCCTTGCAGGCGTCGCGCAGCGCCACGGCGCCGGCCTTTGTGGCCGCCCAGCACTCGGCGCGCACCTGGTGCGCCTCGGCGACGATTTCGCCTGCAAGTGTCTGTTCGGTCTGCGAGCCGGTAACGGTGTGCACAACCGCCGGCAGCGCGCCTTGCGGCAGCGCGTCCGGGTAGATCTTGTCGCCAACGATGGCGACCACGCCGACGTGCGACGCGAAGATGGTCTGGATATCGGCTTCGATGGTCATACAGCGATACCTGCCTCGCGCTCCAGGCGCTTGATGCGGCTCACGGTGAGCCGCTCGATCTGCGGCACGACGCGCCGCATGGCGGTGTTGATGGCCTGCTGCCCGCCCGACTGCGCCGCGCGGGTGAGGAACTTCTGCCCGGTAATGCCGGGGTGCGCCACACTGCGCGCGTAGCCGCGCTTGTTGCCGAGGCCCCAGGCGAGCACCTTGCCGCCGCGCGGTTTCACCACGTGCGGCCGTGTGCCGAGCTCGACGAACCACCAGTAGAACGGATCGTTCGGGTTGGTGGCGCCGCGGCGGCCGAGCTTCTTTTCACGCGCGCCTCGCAGCGGGCGCACGCCGACGAACACACCCGCCTCGCCAAGCTTGCGCGCGAACTTCGAGGTGCGCACGGTGATGGCGTTGCGCAGCGTGCCGGCCTTGCGATAACGCGACGGCCCCTTGAGCACCGGTGCGTTGGCCTTGGCGATGCGCTGGATCTCACGCGCGCCGTCGCGCAGGGCACCAACGACCACGCGGCGGCGCAGCACGCCGGGCAAGGCGCGCAGGGCGGCGACGAACTCATCCACGCCCTCAAGCTTGACGGTGACGTTATCGGCCATCACGCACCCCGGCAACACACAGCAGCTCGAGCGCCTCGCGGCCGCCACGCACCTCGATCACGCTGGTCACGTCATGCGGCTGGCCACGCCACACGATGCGCAGCTCACGCCACTCACCTGCGTGCAGGATGAGCGGCTTGCCCAAGGCGATGTCGGCGCGGTACCGCATGCGCACCTTCACATCGCAGGCGTACTGCGCACCCTGCGCCGCGAAGAACTCACGGCCACGCAGCGGCTCGACGTCAGCCCAGGTGGGTGCGACATCGGCCCAGGCGGGCACCTCTTCGCCCCCGGCACCGCGTGTGACGGTCTTGGCCTGCAGCGTGACGCGCTGGTTGAGACGGCCGGCGGCGAGCATCAGCGGGTACCTCGTGCAGACGTGTGCATGGTCACACCCCGAGGTCGACGCGGTAGGGGTCGAGCAGCGCGTCCCACGCGCCGCGGGGCAGCTCGGTGATGCTTGCGCCGGCTGCGACGGATTCGCGCAGGTTGTACCAGGTGCCGATGGCGAGCAGCAGCCACTGGCGGATGGCGGCAGGCACGTCGCTCTCTTCCGCACCGTAGCCGGCGGTGTAGGTGATGCGCACGGCGTCGGACCGGCCGGGCTGCACGTCGGGGAACACAACGCCGAACGCCGGCACCAGGGCCGGCCAGTCGTCGCCAGAGTCGAGCGCGTACTGGCTGGTGTGCAGCGTCTGCTCCGCGCCGCTGGCGTCGAGGTACTTGACCTCGGTCACGGCCGACACCGGCGCGCCGGGCAGCGCCACGTAGTCGCCGAAGTCGGCCGCGCGGTGCGTGCGCGTGCGCTGCCCGAGCGTGCGGCCGGTGAGGTGCTCGGTCAGACCGACCGCCGAGTCGATCAGCGCCTGGATGAGCACGTCGTCCGCAGCGTGATCGACTCGGAGGTGCGCCTTCGCGGTGGTGAGGGAGAGGGCGGGCATGTCAGGTGGTCACTTGGGTTGTTCGGATGGGCAGAAAAAAGCCCGCGCGGGGCGGGCTGTGGGATCAATACGTCAGTGTTTTCGCTCCGGGGCTTTGAGCCCCGGAATAAATCACCTCGCCATAATCCGCGAGTATGTCCCACCGCAGTCCATCGGCCCGCACGCGGATGACGCCGGCACAGCGAGGCTGCGGCATGGTCGAGTAGCCTGCGTAGCCGCGAGGCTTGTAGATGTAGCCATCGACATAGCCATTGCCCAGATCGACAGAGCCGGCACCGGACTGGTCTGCTTGGCCGACGGGGCTTGCGGTTACGCAGAAATGCGTGCCGGTGTCTATCACGTGCGGCGTATGAGTGTCGCCGCCGACCCAGCCCACGCCCTGCGGCAGCGCAGCCAGATGAGAAATCAGGTCATTACGCTCGGACAGGTAGCTTGACCAGTCGCAGTTGTCCGACAGCTTGTTGCCTTTATGCGTTGATTCGCCAGAGCAAATCAGCAGGTAATCGGCTTCGCTCGCCGTAGTGCGCGCCTTGAGCCACTGGACTTGCGGCCTGCCGAGTTGTGTTTTCGCTGCCGCGTCCGACTCGATCAGCGTCCCCGTATCCGGCTTTGTCTGACTGCATCGGTACGTAATGCAGTCCAGCAAAAACAGTTCGACGCTGCCGATCCGCTTTCGCGCGTAGCTCGCCGGGTAATTGCTTGACGGTGTGCCAGCGGCCGCACTACTCGGTTTCCACGCAGCGACCTCGCTATCCGCGTTCGCCGGGTTCCCGATCTGCCACCACGTCAGCCACGATGTGTAAGCGTTGTTGAACACCGCATCCGCCTGCGCCTGCGTCGTGATGCTGGTTCGGTCGTCGTCGGCGAGCGTGTAGTCATGCGTCCAATCGTCGCCTACGTCATGATCCTGAATGATCCCGTAACAGATGGCGTTGTGCATGAGGTACGCCACACCCGGCACGCGCCGGAATGCGGCGTGATTGGCGTCATAGACCGCCCGGCCACCCGAGCCTGTTGGGTCTCCGACATACGCACCGCTGATCGCGGCCTGCTGAAACCGCGCAACGTCGAAACCCTGATCGACGTAGGGGTTGTCGCCCAGAAACAGCGCGATACGCGCACCGTAGTCGCGGACGAGGTTGTAGCAGACCTGTGCGTCGGCGTAGTTATTAAAACAGCTTATCGCGGCGATGTTGAATTCCTCGCCGTCAGCAGGCAGCGTCACCACATTTCCCGACTCGATGACTACGCCGTTGTGCAGGATGCTGATTGCCTGCCCGTGCGCGACGCCCGTCAATTCGATTTTGCCGATGCCGTAATTGGTCGCCGGGTCTAGCGCGACACTGCCGCCGAGGCTTGTCGTCACAGTGCCCGCAGTATCAACGCGCACGCACAGCGTTGCATGCGTCGAGCCGGTCGAATCGCCCCACCACCACAGGATTTCCATCAAATCTCCCCCCGCATGATTCGCGGCAGTTCGCCTATGCGCAGCGTGTTATGCAGGTTGCGCGCGATACCGTTGATGCGGTGCCGGTAGTCGCCATCCACTCGCAGCGCGACGAAGTTGCGCAGTTTCGGCGTGCTCAAAGTGGCCCCGAGATACTCGGCAGAGCTGGAACCGCTGGCGCGGGCGCCGATGCGCAACCCGGTAGCATCCGGCACAGCGCCCACCTCGTAACCCTCCATGCCGAAATAGACGCAGCTACGCGAATGGAATCCGTTGAAATATCCGTCACCGATTACGCGGCCACCGTTCAGACGCGTGAATATCCAGCAGTAGCTGTTCCACGTCGTGAACGTGTAGTTGATGAGTGCGGTGAGATTTCCAGCGCCAGTGCGCGAACCCAGCCCGCCCTTTTGGCCGAACACCATGCCGGTCGTGAGGCCCGTCAGGATCAGCGCGCCCAGCCCGCCATCTGTGCCGTTTGTCGGGTCGCCGTAGCTCCACATGTAGCTATTTCCGGATGGCGTGCCACCACTGCGGTCCAGATCGCAGAACACGATCAGATGCCCGTCGAGCGTGTCGAGCCGGAACAGGTCGCTGATGTCATCACCCGGCACTGTCACCGCACTGTTCGCGGCGAGTGGCATGCTGCCGCGCGTGCCAGCTGACCATGTGACGTTCGCGGCCGTGCCGGTGATGCCGGTGATGCGATCCGTGACTGTGGTGCCGCTGGCCTCGTCGAGCGGAAACCACAGTCCCTGCACAGCCGCAGGCAGCGCAATGCGAGGCGTCACCGGCATGCGATTCTCGGGAGAAAGGATGGGGTGTTGTGCATCTGCTTGCAGATCGCCGCGAAATCAGTGGCGTCCGGCGGGTTGTCTTCGTAGCGCCGAATGAACACATTTGCCATGCGCGCACCAGCGCCGGACGTGCTGCCCAGTTTGCTGCTAGCGCCGGTCGAGCCGACTGCTGCCAGCGAAAACGCATTGCTGCCGGTGATTGCGCCCCTCGGCAATGCACCACTGATCGCCGAGCTGTTGCTGGCCGCACCGCCGTTCAGGTCAACACGAGCGGTCAGGTTTTTCACGTCGTACAACACACCACCAGTCTGCCGCGTCGTCAGCGCGACGCTGTTCGCCGGCGACTGGGTGACCTGCGTCACCGAGCCTCCCCCCGCATAGCGAATACCTGCACACAACTGCGCGGTCGTCGCGTTGCCGTTGAGATACATCACAACACCGCCTTCTGCGGTCGCATCTCTCGACGCAGAGACCAGCACCTCGGCAGCAGTTGGCTTCGCGGCCAGATAGAAATCACTGACGATCAGCAGACCGCCGTCAGTCAGCGTAGAGAGGTCGCACAGGGCACGCAACGCCTCGGCCTGCGATGCCAGATACATCGTGCTGCCGTCGAACGTGATCCAGCCAGCATTACTGAACGCGTTCGTCAGAGTACCGCTCAGTGCCAGCGATTCGACAACCGATCCGGACCCAGCAAGGCACGTCGTGCCACTAGCCTCGTCCATCCGCATCCACAGCCAGTCGTCGCCGCTCGCCTCCAGCAGCGCGAGCGATCCAGCGTATTGCGGCACGCGGCCGCTCGGCACTCGTCCGAAATTACGCATGGCTCGCACCCCGCACGTTGACGACGAGATAGCGAGGGTCGATTGCGCCGCCCGTCACCGCATACTCGTTGAGTGTCTGCACGTACCATGATTTCACCGCATCCGCGCTGTCGAACACGAATTTCGTGAGAGCTGAATCCCAATCCGCATCCGTCGTGCTGCTGTGGGCGATCACGCCGCCCGATGTATTCGTCGCGCTGCCGATGCCGATCAGATGCAACGTGGTGACCGCTGCATCGCTGTTGTCCGGCCACACGAAGTCTCTGCCGCATTCCTGGCACGCTGCCGCTTTCAGCGCGTTCCGCGCTGCCACATCCGAGCCAGCGTTGATGATCCAGCGGACGGACCACACGGATTGCGATGCACCGGCATCAAGCCGGCGACGGTTTGTCGGTGTGCCGGAGACGGTCGGGGAAACCGCAAGGCGCGGCAGTGATATTCCGCTGTCTGCGGTGAGCAATGCAGTAGTCATGTCAGACCTCCAGAATGAATGTATTGGACGATCCGCCGACATTGATGCGGGTCACTGCCGCCCCCACCACCGCAGCGGCCCCACCCTGCCCCGCCGCACCCGGCAGCAGCAGGTCGACCGGATTGCCGTCGGCATCCGTCACCCACCGCACGGCCTCTCCGGCTCGCCCGGCATCGACGGGTGCCTGATAAACCACGCCGCCGGTGAGGTCGGTGGAAGCGAGCTTCTCCGCCACCAGAGACGTTTCAACCGCCGCCGCGAAGGTGACGATGGCGTTCGCCGGATATTGGCCCAGCGCGGCCAGCAGGCGCACGGTCATGGTCAGGCTCCGGCGGGGTTCTGCTCGCCGCTCTCGGCCTCGTCGGCGACGGGCGTGAGGGCTTCGCGCAGATCGATGATGGCGCCGCCGGCAGCCAGTGCGGCTTCGACCGCGGCGTCGTTGCCGTCGGCGGCGCCGGCCTTGATGTAGGCGTCGGCAACCTGCTCGGGCATCTGCGCGAGCGCACCGGCCGGCACGCGCGCACCGGCGATGTGCTGATCGCTGAGGATGAAGACGACGAGGCCGGGCGGCAGCTCACGCGGCGTGGGCGCGGGGGCGGCCTTGGCCGCGGCGGCGGCTTCGGCGGCCTGCTTGGCCTTGGCGCCGGCGCCGGTGCCGGACTTCTTGGTGGTGGGGTTGGTAGCCATGAGCGTGCTCCGAGAATGCGGTCAGAACGACGCCGACCGCGCGAGCGGCCGGCGCCTGCGATGCGCCGGGGGCGCGATCAGGTGGCGGAGTTCTGGTAGTACTTCACCGCGCCGCCGACGTCGGTCCAGTTGCCGCCGGAGCGGGCCCACATGTGGAAGCCAACCTGGCCCTTCTTGGCATAGGCGGAGTCGGTGTAGCGCTGGAACTCGACGGCGTTGATCACGTCGCGGATGACGTACCAGGTGAAGTCGCCGAAGAGGATCGACTTGGCGCTGGCGGCCATCGTGGCCATGTGGTTGTTGATGACCACCGGGTAGCCGAGGATGGTGTCGGGCATGGAGCCGGCCAGACCGTCGTAACCCGGGATGAAGATGGGGCGGCCGGCGGTGTCCTTCAGCTTGCGGATGGATCGCAGGGTGAGGTCGTTCATCATCCACACGCAGCGGCCGAGGGCACGGTAGTCGGCATCGACCGAATGGACGAGGTCGACCAGGTCGTCGAAGATGACGGTGGTGGTCTGACCGGTGGCGCCGGCCTTGCCCAGCGATGCGGCGACCGTGATACCTCGCGGCTGACCGGTGCCGGTACCGACGGTGAAATGCTTGTTGGTGATGCGGTCGATGCGCTTGACCAGGCGCTGCTCGACGAACAGCTCGAGGTCGACCGACGCGTCGCGCAGCAGCTCGACCGGCACGGTGACGACCTTGGAGCTGTACTTGTAGGTCGGCAGGGCAACGGTACCGAAGGTCGGGTCGGCATCATTCGCCGAGGTGTTCTCGGCGATGATTTCGCCCTCTTCCGCGGTGCCGTCGGAGGTGGGGAAGTTGATCTGGTTGCCCTGGTCGGTGTTCAGCACGGTACCGACCGAACGCATGCCGCCGAGGGACTTCAGCGCGTCCATCACGGACTGGGCGACTTCCTGGGCGACGGTGTAGCCGCCTTCGGAGCCGGTACCGGTGCTCATGGTGTTGCGGATCTGCGACCACTCGTCGGCGTTCAGGGCGTTGTCACCCTGGCGCTTCCACTTGTCGAACAGCGCCTTGACCGGGTTGTCCTTCTTGCGGGCGCCGGCACGCATGGCGGCGTCTTCGAGCTGGGCGCCGAGCTTGTCGTCGGCGATGGCGTCGAGCACGGCCTGGGTGCGCTTGATCTGGTCCTTGACGTCGTCGATCTCAGCCATGGCCTGGTCGTACTTGGCCTGCAGCTCGGGCGTCCACTTTTCGTTGTTCTTCTCGACGAGGTCGCGGACTTCGGTGGCGCGGGCTTGCAGGCGCTCGCGCAGTTCCTGGATGGATTGCATCTGGGTTCTCCAAAATGAAAAGCCCGCCGGGTGGCGGGCTTCGGTTGGCCTTGCGCGCGAGCGCCAGGCGAAAGCGATGTGCTGCTGGTTCAGGCGGCGCAGAGCGCGGCGTTCAGGCGCCGCAGCGCGGCGGCCGTGTCGAACGAGACACCGCCCCCGGCCGGCGGCGGTGCTGCCGGCGCGGGGGGGCTGCTGCGGTCGCGGGGGGCATGCGGTGCATTCTTGTAGGCGCTGAGGTTCCAGGTGACGGCTTGCGATTTGGCTTTTGCCCGGGCGCTGGCGCTTTCGGCGTCGCCCTGGTCGGCGCCGGCCTCGCGATCTGCGAAGCCCAGCTCGACGGCACGAGGCGCGGCGAACCATGTTTCGGCGCGCATCCATTCCGCGATGTCGTCGGCCGACTGACCGGTTCGGGCTTCATAGGTGCGCACGAGCGTGCCGTCGATCTGCTCGAGCAGGCCGGCGGTGGCGACGAGGTCGTCACTGTTGCCCCAGGCGATCGTCCAGGCCTTGTGGATCATGATCATGGCGCCGGGCGCCATGACGATTTCGTCAGCCGCGGTGACGAGGAAGCTGGCAGCACTGGCGGCGAGCCCGTCGATGTGGGCGATGACGGTTGCGCTGTGCTCGCGCAGCGCCTGCTCCATGGCGCGAGCGGCGAACACGCTACCCCCCGGCGAGTTGACGCGCAGATGGATGGTGCTGGCCTTGATGGCAGCGAGCTGCTCGGCGAAGCGCTGCGGGCTGACACCGCCCCACCATTCGGCTTCGAGGTCGCTGTCGACGATGGCGTCGTAGAGGTAGATGGTGGCGCTGTCGCCGGACTCTTCGGCACGGAAGGTACCGAGGCGGCGATTGTCGGCCAGCAGCTTAAGCATCGGGTGCATCGTCTTCTCCAGGTTGTTACGGCCGACGCGGCGGCGGGGGCGGTGCGGGGCGATCGCCGGCACCGTCACTGCCGGTGCTGGTGGCGCCGGCGAAGATGAGCTTGTCGCCACCTTCGACCGGCGGCAGGTTCTTGAGGGTGCGGACCTCGTTGATGGTCATCCAACCCTGGGCACCCGGCCCGCCGAGCGCCTTGGTGAAGTAGTCGGCCTGCGACTTCGAATCGCCGGACATGAGGGCATCGGTTTCGAACTCGCCGTAGATGCGCAGACTGCGGGGCCAGACCTTGCGGTTGATTTCCTGCTCGATGCGCGTGAGGTGACGGCGCAGGGTGTAGCGCACGAAGCCGATGGACATGGCCTCGATGCCGCTGCCCCAGCTGGTCTGCGCGTCGGTCTTCATGGCCATATGAGGCGGCACGCCAAAGATGCGGCACAGCTCTTCGACCTGGAACTGGCGAGAGGCGAGCAGCTGGGCATCTTGCGCGCTGAGGCTCAAGCGCTCGACCTTCCACTCGCCGCTGAGAACCAGCGGGGTGCGGGCCTTGATGCCACCCTGCTGCTCGAGCCAGCGTTCCTTCAGCATCTGACGCTGGTCGTCATTGACCTTGCCCGGCGTGTGCATGACGGTGTCGGTGGCCGCACCGGAGCGGAAGAACTCGGCGCTGAACTCGTCAGCGGCGGCAGCGATGCCGACGCCGTGGCGCAGCGCGTACTGCAGCGGCGTGAGCGAGCGAACGCCGTCGAAGCCGACGCCGGGGAAATGCAGCATGTCGGACTGCTCGATGGTCTCGCGCGGACGGTCGGGATAGGTGATGGTGTAGAGCAGACGCCCGTCACGATCACGCTTGCCCTTGACCCAGTTCGGCAGCAGCGGCTCGAAGCCGACGATCTGCGGTGACATGGGACCGCGGCGAAGGATGCGCCAGTAGCCATCGCCGCGCAGCAGGTTGGACTGGGCGACGAGATCCCACGCGGAGGCTGCCGTCCAGTTCTCGGTCGGCGCTTCGTTGAA